GGGTCAGGAACAACATATGATATGTATCGTGGAGATTATACAAGATCAAATACTGCTAATGTTTCTGGTGCTACAAATTTATATTCAGCAAGTTATTACGTATTGAATAGTGATTATAGAGTATATGAGTGTTTACAGAACGGAACTGATCCAGAAAACCCTAATGGCAGACCATCACTAGATGAACCAACATTTACTGATTTAGAACCAAAGGTTGCAGGAAGTAGTGGTGATGGATATGTATGGAAGTATCTTTATACTATTAAACCAAGTGATATTGTAAAATTTGAGTCAACTGATTTTATTCCAGTCCCAACTGATTGGGATACATCTGCAGATAATGCAGCAGTAAGGGATAATTCAGTAGATGGATCAATTAAAATAGTTACTATTACTAATAGAGGAGTTGGTTTAGGAACTGCTGGTGCTGTTTATACAAGAGTACCAATTAAAGGGGATGGTTCTGGTGCAGAATGTACTATTATCATGTCTAATGATCAAACAGTTGATTCTATAACTGTTTCTAGTCAAGGTACTGGATATTCCTATGGTAATGTAGATTTAACTGCTGGTGGAGTTCCTACAGGAACTACTGTACCTACATTTGATGTTATTATTCCACCTCAAGGAGGTCATGGTGCAGATATATATGAGGAATTGGGTGCATATAATGTTCTTCTATATTCTAGAATAGAAAATGATGTAGAAAATCCTGATTTTATTACAGGAAATCAAATTGCTAGAATTGGTGTTGTTCAAGATCCTAAAGGATTTGGATCCAATAATCTTTTATCCTTAGATAAAGCAAGTGCAGTTCCTGCCCTTAGATTGACAGGTGCTGGATATAGTTCAGCAACATTTACATCAGATTCATTATTTAAACAAACTACTGGAACTGGTGTTACTGCTCTTGGTAAAGTTGTTAGTTATGATCAAACTACAGGAGTTTTGAAGTTCTGGCAAGACAGAACTATGGCAGGATTTAATACTGTAGGTACTGCTCAAACAAATCCACCTTATGGATATAATTTGAACCAATTTACTAGTACTCCAAGTGGTAATGGTAGCCTTACTATTGTCCCAACTACAGGGTCTAATTTAGCGATAGATACGTCCTTCACAGGTGTCTCAACCGTAATAAATAGTAAGACGTATTACCTTGGTCAAACTTTTAGTAGTGGTGTTGCTAATCCAGAATCTAAAAAGTATTCTGGCAACATAATTTATGTTGATAATAGACCATCTATTACACGGTCATTAAACCAAAAAGAAGATATCAAAGTTATTTTGCAGTTCTAAAAAATCATGCCACAGCAAACGAATTTAAACGTATCGCCATATTTTGACGACTATTCAGATAATAGTGGTTATCATAAGGTGCTGTTTAAACCTGGATATCCTGTTCAGGCAAGAGAACTTAATAATCTTCAATCTATTTTACAGAATCAGATTGAAAAGTTTGGGCAACATTTTTTTAAAGAAGGTGCGAAGGTAATACCTGGTAATACTGGTTATAATAAGCTATATTACTGTATTCAGTTAAATAATAATTTTCAAGGAGTACCTGTATCTGCATATGTAGATCAATTAGTTGGAACAAAAATAACTGGAAGAACATCTGGTGTAACAGCAGTTGTAGATAATGTTTTATTATCAGAAGATTCTGAAAGAGGAAATTTAACTCTATATGTTGCTTATGTTGGATCTAGTACCGCAAATAATACAACACAGACATTTTCTGATGGGGAAGAATTGACATGTAATACTACAATTAGTTCTGGTTTATTGGGTAATAGTAGTATTTCTGCAGGAAGTCCATTTGCAATAACAATAGCACAAAATGCTGCAGCAACAGGATCTTGTTTCCAAATACAAGAAGGTGTTTATTTTGTTAGAGGTCAATTTGTTAAAGTAGAAGGACAAACTCTTATATTAGAACAATATGCTAATAATGCTAACTATAGAGTTGGTTTAGCAGTAAATGAGGAGATTATAAACTCCGATATGGATGAAACCCTGAATGATAATTCACAGGGATTTAATAATTATTCTGCTCCAGGTGCTGATAGATTAAAGATTACACTTAGCCTTTTTAAGAAACCATTAGATGATTTTGATGATAATTCTTTTGTTGAAGAAGCAGAAGTTGTTGAAGGTGTTCTTAAGTCTAAAGTAAAGACTAGTGCATATAAAGGTCTTTCTGATGAATTAGCACGTAGAACTTATGATGAATCTGGAGATTATTATGTAAGACCATTTGGTGTAAGTGTTAGAAATTCATTAAACGATAATGTTGGTAACAGAGGTATTTTTAAAGAAGGGCAGTTTACTTATAGCGGAACTATACCTGCAGAAGATCTTGGTGTATATAAACTTTCTCCAGGTAAAGCATATGTAAGAGGATATGAGATAGAAACAGAAACTCCTGTCTTTTTAGATTGTCCAAAACCAAGAACAACAAAGACTTTAGAAGGTCAAAATATAATATACAACACAGGAGCAACATTAAAGTTAAATAGAACTTATGGTTTCCCTACAATAGGTATTGGTAATACTTATATATTAAGTCTAAGAGATCAAAGAGGAAGTGCTGATCAAACAACTGTACCTGGATCTGAAATCGGTCTTGCAAGAGTTTATGATTATAGTTTAGAAACTGGATCATATAATAATAATTCAGTATTGAATCAATGGGATTTATCACTATATGATGTTCAGACAGTTACTAAAATTAGTCTCAACCAACCTCTTGCTAGTTTACCAACACCTACATTTATAGAAGGTGCTAATAGTGGTGCAACTGCATTCCTTAAAGATACTGTTACTAATAGTGCTGCTTTAAATCTTTATGAAAGAGAAGGTGATTTTATAGAAAATGAAGCATTAATATTCAATGGAATTCAAAATGGTAGAGTGGCAGTAGCAGTTACGGCTTATACTATTTCTGACGTAAAATCAGTATTTGCTACAAATGATGGAACAGTGGGTACTGCTGGCACATTTAATGCAGATGTTATTCAAACACCATCACTTTTTGTAGGAATTGCAACTGTAACTGCTGCTTCAGGTGGAGTAAGTACTGTTACTAGTGCAAGTAGCGATGTATTTCCTGGTAATGGATTAGTAAAGGTAAACAATCTAGTTCAATTCAGTAATCCTACTAAGTCTAATGATCCAACATATGGTAGAATAACTGTTGTTGGTGATACTTCTATTACGATTGCTAATGTTGCCGATGTAGATGGAATAGCAAATGGTAGTCTACCAACTGTAGCAAGAGAAGTAACAGATTTACAAGTTATATCAACACAATTAGCATCATCTTCAGATAACACATTATTTACAAGACTTCCAAAAGATGATATTTCTGATGTAGATTTGACTAATGCAACTCTTTCTATAAGAAAGACGTATAGTGTTAATATTGTTAATAATAAGTTATCACAATCAGTTTCTGCTGGATCTAGTGAATTCTTTATGCCTTTTGACGAGGAAAGATATTCATTAGTTCGTGTTGATGGTAGTACTGAACCATTAACTTCTGACAAGATTACTATTAGTATGGATGGTAAGGCACTTCAGATCTATAACTTAGGATCAAATGATGCTGGTGCTCAATTAACAGCCACACTTACAAAACAAAAACCAAAAGCAAAGAAGAAGATTAAGAATAGAGTTAATAGTCTTATTGTTGATAAATCTACAAATCCAGCATCTGGTATTGGATCTACTACAATAAACGATGGATTAGTATATGGTGCTTATCCATACGGAACTAGAGTACAAGATAAGCTTATATCATTAGGTTATCCTGATGTTATGAAGATTCATGGAATATATGAAACTGCTGGTACAGAAGTACCGTCAGCACCAAAGATGGTTCTTTCTGATATTAATAGTCAATCTACAACTACCGTTGAATTAACAGTTGGAGAACATATTATTGGACAGAATAGTGGTGCAGTAGCAATCTATGCAGAAAGATTGACAGATAGTCAAATTTCGTTTATTTACAAGAATGATTTTATATTTGCTGAAGGTGAAGTAGTAATATTCAAAGAATCTCAAATTCAAGGAACAGTTACAACATTAGATGCAAATAGTTTTGAAATAGGTGGAGAATATACATTTAGTACTGGTCAAGAGAAGACAATTTATGATTATGGAACTATAACAAGAAAACCTGAAGCAGATGCACCTAATAAGAAATTTAAAATTTATTTTGAAAGTGCATATTATGATTCTACTGATGATGGTGATATTACCACAGTAAATTCTTATGAGAATTTTGATTATGCTGGAGATATCATGGGAATTGATGGTATTTCTAATGCAGATATTATTGATATTAGACCTAGAGTTGCAGATTACATAGTTTCTGAAAGTACTAGATCTCCATTAGAGTTTTATGGTAGAACATTTAATAATGAGGGTCAAACTGCTACTAATATTTTAGCATCTGATGAAGCTATTATTGCTACATTCTCTCATTATCTTGGTAGAATTGATAGAATTTTCTTAACAAAAACTGGAGAATTCCAAGTCAAATATGGTGCTCCTGCAGAAAAACCAGACAGACCTGGTAATGTAGATGGTGCTATTGAAGTTGCAACAGTAAATTTACCACCATATCTTTATAATCCTGAGCAAGCAGATATTCGTGCTCATGAATATAAGAGATTCCAAATGGTTGATATTAAGAATCTTGAGAATAGAATTAAGAATTTAGAATATTATACTGCTTTAACACTATTAGAAACCAATACTGCCAATTTATTTGTTTCTGATGCTGATGGACTTAATAGATTTAAGTCAGGTTTCTTTGTTGATAATTTTGATTCATTCTTACCACAAGAAGATAGATTAGGTATTAAGAATAGTATTGATAGATCATTTAAGGAAGTAAGACCTAAGCATTATACTAATTCAGTAGATTTAATCTTTGGACCTGTTACTGATGTTGATCCTACAACAGATTTAGCATTTAATACTATTGAAGGTATTAATGTAAGAAAGCAAAATGATACTATAACTTTAGATTATGCTGATGTTGAATGGTTAAAACAAAGTTTTGCTACAAGAACTGAAAGTGTAACTCCTTTCCTTATTAGTTTCTGGCAAGGAACATTAGAATTGACTCCTGCTAGTGATAACTGGGTAGATACTGTTAGATTGGAAGCAAAAGTTATTCAGACAGAAGGTAACTATGCAGAAACAATGGCTGCTGCAAGTAGAAACTTTGGAGTAGATCCACAAAGTGGATTTGCACCTGTTCTATGGAATGCATGGCAGACTAATTGGACTGGTATAGATGTTGTAGATAGAACCAGAGTAACTCAAACTGGTGGTGAATGGGGTCCAAGATTTAGTAGAGGTGGATGGCCTAATGGAGATCCTTCTACAAACCCTGCTAGATGGATTCAGCGGCGTAGAGTTACAACTACTAGGGAAGAGATAAGAGATACCGTTGAGAGGGGTGTAGAGTCTAGAAATGGCATTAGAACGATTGTTAGTGAAGTATTTGATAGACAATCACAAGGAGATAAAGTTCTTAATAGAGATATTATTCCTTATATGAGGTCTAGAAACGTTGAATTCGTTTCTAAGAGAATGAAGCCAATAACACAACTTTATGCATTCTTTGATGGAGAAGATGTTACCAAGTATTGTGTTCCAAAACTTCTAGAAATAGAAATGAGTTCTGGTGCATTCCAGGTTGGTGAAACTGTTATTGGTAATGTTCAGGGAACAGGACTTGGTGGCGATAACTTTAGTAGCATGAGACCAAGTATAACATTTAGGGCTGCTCAATCCAACCATAAGGAAGGACAATATAATGCACCAACAGTAACTTATATTTCAAGTCCTTATACACAAAAACCAGTTCCTGCAACATATACATCAACTTCAACTACATTGAATATTGATACATATTCTCTTCAAAATGAAACTCAAGGAGAATTCTTTGGTTGGGTAGAAACTGGAATGATTCTTACTGGAAAAAGCAGTGGAGCACAAGCAAAAATTACTAATGTTAGATTGATTTCTGATCTTTCTGCTTATTGTGGTGGTACTTATTTTATTCCAAATCCAAACGGAGTTAATTTCCCAAGATTTGAAACTGGTACTAGTGTCTTTACTCTTGTTAGTGATAAAGATAATAATCATGATGAAGCAGTTACTATTGCTGAAGAATCATATACTGCTGCTGGAGCATTAGAAACAGTTCAAGAAACTATTATTTCAGTTAGAAATGCTAGAGTAGAACAGAAACAAGAGTTCCAGCAACGTAATGTTAATAGAACACTTGGATCAGAAGTTGTTTCTACTACTATTACTCAAGGAGTAGGAGAGGAAAGAGATATTGGATGGTTTGACCCTCTTGCACAATCTTTCTTGGTTGAAGAAGAGACTGGTGTATTCCTCACAAAATGTGATGTATTCTTCCGTACTAAAGATGATGTGGATATTCCTGTAGTCTTCCAATTAAGATCAATGCAGGGAGGATTCCCAACACAAAAGGTTTTACCATTCTCTGAAATTGTACTAAATCCTGATCAGGTTAATGTTTCTGGTGATGGATCTGTTGCTACTACTGTAGAATTTAAGTCTCCTGTTTATTTGGAGAATGGTGGAGAGTATGCAATTTGTTTAGCATCTAACTCTACCAAGTATAGTGTTTATATTTCTCGTATTGGTGAAGAAGATCTTCTTACTAACACCTTTATTTCTAACCAACCTTATTTGGGTTCTCTCTTTAAGTCTCAGAATGCTTCTACATGGGAACCAAGTCAATGGGAAGATCTTAAATTTACTCTTTATAGAGCAGACTTTATTGAATCAGGAACTGTAGAGCTTTATAGCCCAGAACTTACTAAAGGAAATGGTCAAGTTCCTATTCTAATGCCAGATTCATTGAATTTAGAATCTAAAGAAGTTAGAGTTGGATTAGGTACTACTGTATTTGATAGCAATCTTGAGTTAGGTAATACTGTTTATCAGATGGCAACACAAGCTACTGGTAATCTAGTTGGAACTGCAGGAACTGCTGCTGGTCCTAATTTGACAATTACCGATGCTGGTATTGGTTATACACCTGCAGGATCACAAACAACTTATACAGGAGTAAATCTTGTTACTATAACAGGTAATGGTAGAGGAGCAGTAGGTTCTGTTACTATTAATAGTGGTTCTATAGTTTCTAATGGAGCAACAATTACTAGTGGTGGATCTGGTTATCAGATTGGTGATGTTGTTGGATTTACTACTCTTGGAGTTACATCTGTTGGTAGAAATGCAAGATTAACAATTACATCTATCGGTGCTACATCAGAACTTATATTAGATCAAGTTCAAGGAAACTTTATTGTAGGTGCGGCAAATACTGTTATGTTTGTTGATAGTGATACTCAAGTTAGAGAATTGAATAGTGCTAATGGAGGAGATGTTCAAGTTTCTTCAATTACAAAAGAGACTGATGGATTGCATATTAAAGTAAATCATAAAAATCATGGTATGTATTTTAGTGATAATAAGGTTGAAATTTCAGGTGTTGAATCTGATATTAAACCTACTAAACTAACTACTGCTTATGAAGCAACATCAACTTCTCCAATTTCTGTTGTTAAAGGACAAGATTTTGAAGAATTTGAGAATGTAGGTGTAGGTACTACCAATACTGGATTCCTTCGCATTGGTGAGGAAATTATTGAATACACTTCTGTTACTGGTAATACAATTGGAGGTAATATTACAAGAGGATCAAATCCTGTATCATACCCAGTTGGGACACCAGTTTATAAGTATGAGTTAGCTGATGTTAACTTGAAGAGAATTAATAAGACACATGAGTTATCTGATGTAACTAAATCAGATCCTATTACTTTTGATTCTTACAATATTAAGGTTGATATGTCAGAGAAGTTTAATATCAATAATGATGATAGAAGTAATGATGTAGGATTCCCTCAATTATTTGTTGGTCAAACTAAATCTGCAGGTGGATATGATATAAGGGCAACTCAAAACATGCCATATGAGGTTATTACTCCTGTAGTTCAAAATCTTACTGTTAAGGGAACTGCTCTTACAGCAGAAGTTAGAACAACTACTGGTAAGAGTATAAGTGGAAATGAAATTCCTTTCTTAGATGCAGGATATGAATCAGTTGCACTTAATGAATCAAATTATATGACTTCTCCTAGATTGGTTGCTTCTAAAATAAATGAAGATGCTAAATTATCTGAAGTTACTGGATCAAAATCTCTAAACATGAGATTATTCCTTAATACTACAGATAGTAGAGTAAGTCCTGTAATTGATGGTCAGAGAGTAAGTACTATACTTACATCAAATAGAGTTAATGATGTTATTGCTGATTATACTACTGATCCAAGAGCAAATTCTCTTGTTGATGATCCAACAGCATGTCAATACTTATCTAAAGAGATTAATTTAGAGAATCCTGCTACATCTGTTAAGATATTAGTAGGTGCTCATATTCATCTTGATGCTGACATTAGAGCATTCTATGCTGTAAGTGATAAGCAAGGATTTAAACCTGTATTTACTCCATTCCCTGGATATGAGAATCTTGATAAACAAGGACAAGTAATAACAACTAAGAATAATAATGGACACTCTGATAGTTTAGTTGTTAAATCTAATTCTTATGGATTTGCTCCTCAAGATATAGAATATAAAGACTATACATTTACTGCTGATAATTTACCATCATTTAGATCTTATAGAATTAAGATTGTGATGACATCCAAAAATCAGGCATATGTGCCTAGAATGAAGGATTTGAGAGTACTTGCATTGGCATAACTATGACATTAAACACC